CTGGAAAAAAACAGGATACGTCGATGACTACCCATCGAGCGGTTATGCAATGGCGTACAAAGCGACCCTGAACGGAGCCGCTTCGACGAATTTTACAGTAAGCGGATCGGACTCAAGCGGCGAATGGGTATTTTCCATCGCGCATGGAACAACTGCGAGTTTCACCATCGGCATTTACCAATGGAATCTTTACGTCACGAAAAGCTCATCCTCGGAACGGATACGCCTGGAATCGGGCGAATGGGAAGTTGTTCAAAATATATCAACCGATACCTCGAACGATCCGCAAAGTCATGCGCGGAAGGTTTTAACCGCGATTGAAGCGGTAATTGAGGGACGCGCTTCAGTTGATCAATCGAGCTACTCGATTGCTGGTCGAAGCCTATCGCGCATGAGCATTGACGAATTACTCCTTTTCCGCGACCGATACAAAGCCGAATGGTTAAAAGAAAAGCGCCTTGAACGCGCCAAAAAGGGCAAAGGTCATCACGGGATAATCTTAACGCGCTTCACGAACTAATGGGACTTTTCAATTTATTTAAAAAGAAAACGCGGAAGAAAATAACGCGGGATCAAATGCTCCACCTCTCGCGCCAATTTGATTCCGCAAAATTTGACAACATTTTTGCGGGATGGACCGGAACAAGCGCGACGGCAGACGAGGAATTACGCGGATCGTTATCGACGATGCGAGCGCGGACGAGATCGCTTTGTCAGAATTCGGAATATGCAAAAAAGTTTCTCAATCTAACGAAATCAAACGTCGTTGGATCGCGTGGTTTCAAATTCCAGGCGAAGACTCGGAACGAGCAAGGCGCGTTGGATAAGCTCGATAACAACTATCTGGAACGATTGTTTTTCGAGTGGTCAAAGAATCCCGATTACGTTTCCATCGATGGGCGTTTGGATTGGTTAGGCGTTCAAAACGTGGTCATGGAAACGCTGGCGCGTGACGGCGAGGTTTTTATTCGAATGATGAAAGGCGGGGCCGATAACCCTTTCGGCTTTTCGCTTTGGGTCCTGGAAGGCGATTCGATTCCAATCGATAACAATCTAAAGCTCAAGGATGATCAATATATTATCATGGGAATTGAGCAGAACAAATTCGGGAAACCGCTCGCCTACTATCAAGCGATCAAAACGCCGAATCAGCTTTATGACTATTCCTACGATGTAAAAACGGAACGCGTCCCTGCGTCCGATATGATTCATTTATATATGCAGGAACGACCATCGCAAAGTCGTGGCATCCCGTGGCTTAATACCGCGATTCGTCCTCTTCAAATGCTGAACGATTACACCGAGAGCGAGCTTGTCGCATCGCGAATCGGATCGTCATCGATGGGTTTTTTTAAATCGCCAGACGGTGCGGGTTACGTCGGAGACGGTGAGGACGAGGCAGGAAATCTATTAACAGATTTCCAGCCTGGAACGTTTCAGCAATTACCTAGCGGGATGGAATTCGAAGCGTTCGACCCGAAACATCCGACGACCGCATTTTCCGATTTTATCAAAGCAATTCTACGCGGAGCCGCAAACGGTTGCGGAGTTTCTTACAACGCACTCGCAAACGATCTTGAAAACGTCAATTACTCATCAATCCGCGCAGGCGTTCAGGAAGATCAAGCGCATTGGAAAACGCTTCAGCAGTTTATGATATCGCGCTTTTGTTATCCCGTTTATCGGAACTGGTTGAAAATGGGAATAACGACGGGCCAAATCGATTTACCAATCAGCAAACTTTTCAAGTTCGAGGAGGTCGTTTTTCATGGTCGCGGATGGAGCTATGTTGATCCATATAAAGAATTACGAGCAAAAGAATTAGCGCTACAAATGGGCGTAACGTCAATCGGGAAGATTACCAGCGAAGCGGGTGAAGAATGGACCGATATATTCGCAGAGCTTGCCGCTGAAAAAGACGTTGCCGAGGGACTCGGTTTAAATTTAACAGGTCCGGTAAATCCCGCACCAACGGAAACCATAGAGGTCGAAAATGGAACAAACGAAGAAAATTGAAACGGGAATATTAACCCGCATCTTAGAAGTCAAAGAATCAAACGCGGACAAGGATTCGCGAACACTAGATATTTCCTTTTCGTCCGAATCTCCGGTGGAACGGAGTTTCGGCGCGGAAATCTTAGACCATAAACCTGAATCGATCCGCCTTGGAAGGCTGAACAATTCGGCTCCGGTCTTATTTAATCACGATATCGATCAACCCGTCGGAGTCGTGGAAAGTGCCAGGATAGAAGAAAAAATCGGTAGAGCTTCAATTCGATTTGGAAACTCGGAACGAGCAAACGAGGTTTTTCAAGATGTCATGGATGGAATCTTACAAAACGTCTCGGTCGGATACGCGGTTCATCGGATGGAACAGACCAAAGACAACCCTCCCGAATACCGAGTAACCGATTTTGAACCTCACGAAATCTCAATCGTAACCGTTCCCGCCGATATTTCGGTCGGAATATCACGCGAGCGAGAAACACGGGTTCAAACCGAGGTAATCGAATTACCCGAATTGAAAGAACACAAAATGGAAGTTGAAGTTCAAGAACAAGCGGTGAACACCGCGGCGCTCGAAGCAAAAGTGCGAGCCGACGAATTGAAGCGAGTACGCGAGATTGAAGCATACGGACGCGAGCATAAAGAGTCCGAGCTTGCAGAAGAATATATTAAAAGCGGTAAATCCGAAGGCGAATTTGCTCAAGCCGTATTGGAGCGAATTAAGAATCGCCCGAAAGAGCATTTTGATATTGGATTGACCAAAAAGGAAACAGGCGAGTTCTCAATGCTACGCTTGATCAACGCTTTGGCGCGTCCGCATGACCGAACCGCGCAGGATGAAGCTTCATTCGAGCTTCAAGCCTGTCAGGCCCAGGAAGGAAAGCAAAAGCGATCCGCTCGCGGCGTTTATATCCCAAACGAGGTTTTAAACGAGCGAAGCCTTTCCCGCGCTAGCTTCCAAAATCGTGAACTCCAAGCGGGTTCCGGTGACGGCGCAAACCTTGTTCCGACCATTCTTGACTCCTCAAGTTTTATCGAGTTTCTCGATAATAATATGGTCTCGGTCGCAATGGGGGCGAGAGTCATGCGCGGATTGGATGGAATTATCAAGATTCCTCGCAGGGACGCGGCTATTTCTGGCGGATGGTTAGCCGAAAGCGGCGACGCTGGAGACGTAACGCCTAGTTATGATCAAGTAACCATGCAATTGAAAACGTATGGATTGCGCGTTGATCTCTCACGCCAATTGAGACTCCAAAGCTCAATGGACGTTGAGCGCTTGGTACGAGAAGAAATCTCGCTTTCAACCGCGATTGCTCTTGATCAGGCCGCATTGAGCGGAACAGGTTCAAGTAACCAGCCCACCGGAATTGCCGCAACTAGCGGAATCGGTTCTGAAACAATCACCGCGAATCAAATCACTTACGCGCAAGCAATTGCGATGCAAGGCGATGTCATGGCGGCAAACGCGTATTTCGGAAAGCTCGGATATGTTATCCATCCAACGCTTGCCGCTGATGCGAAAGCTCGCACCATCGATTCTGGTTCCGGTCGTTTCGTGATGGAAAATAATACGATCGACGGATTCAGAGCGCTTGTCAGCGCCCAGGCAACTTATTCCTCACAGAATAAGGTGTTCTACGGAAATTTCGATGACCTGATGATTGGTTATTGGTCACCAGGAATTGACGTAAGCGTTCACAAGGAATTTGACGATGGACGCGTCAGATTGATCGTTTTCGTGGATGCCGATATTGCCGTCAGGCACGCGGGATCTTTCTCGATGACAGTCAACGCTTAATGCTAACCACTAAGAACGCAGGCGGCCTGATTGGGGCCGCCAGCGAGACAGGCGGAAAAGTGAAAATAACCATGTTACGCGGAGCATTCATTGCGGGAGAGAATCACCCTGAAGGTGAAACGCTCGAAGTCGATGACCGCATCGCACGCCAACTTATCGGATCGAATAAAGCCGTAGCGGCTGAAGACGCACCGAAAAAGGCGACAAAGAAAAAATAACGATGGGAGTCGAAAGCGCGTCCGATTTATCCGATTTCTTCCTAACGGATGATTTCGGGATCGCGGCAACCTATACGCCGTCAGGCGGAAGCGCTTCAACGATCAACGTTTTATTCGATAACCCGTTCTCATCCATTCCCCTGGACACGGGGGAAATGGATGTTGAGAGCAACACGCCAACCGCGCTTGCAGTATCTTCGGACGTTGCAAGCGTGGCGCATGGCGATGCGATCGTGATTAACTCGATTACATACCATATTGTCGGCGTGCAAAAAGATTCAGGTAGTGGATATCAGGGAACGACCCTATTAATGCTTGAGAAGCAATAATGGCAAATCACTTGAGGCGACAAATCCGCGAGCGCATAGCGACCCGCGTTACCTCGCTTTCCACAACCGGATCAAATGTTTTTCAATCGCGAGCCTATCCGATTGAAGAATCAAAGCTTCCTTGTTTGCTAGTTTACGATTCCGAGGAATCCGTCACGCTTCAAGCGATGGGCGGGACTCGCGGAGTCGCGTCAGAATTGACGGTAAACATTGAAGGATATTGCCAAGGCGGAGACGGGCAAACCGTCATGAATACGCTCGCGGCAATTCAGAAAGAGGTTCAAATCGCAATGCAGGGAGATATCAATATCAATAACCTTGCGCGTGATTCGTACCTTACCAGCGCTGACGCGTCCATTAACGCAGAAGCGACGAAACCGACGGGATCGGTGCGTTTATCCTATCTTGTCGAATATCAATATTTGGAAAACGCGCCTGACGTAGCCGCGTAGAAAGAAACAAAATGGCCGCAGCCAGTGGAAACGGTGGCGTTCTCCAAACGTCGCCTGATGACTCAACCTATTCAGCAATCGCTTCACTTCAATCATGGACGCTCGAACAAGCGGCAGACACGATTGAAACAAGCGCGATGGGAACCTCGTTAGCAAAATCGTTTATTCCTGGTCAAACCTCATGGTCAGGAAGTGGAGAGGCGCTTTGGAACGACGACGATACATCGATGGAATCAATCCAAACCGCACTCGCGGCAGGGGATACTACGTTTTATGTAAAGCTTTACCCCGTCGGAACTTCAAGCGGCGATTATTATTCCGGGGCGATTGTTCTGACGGGTTTTTCGTTAAACGCTTCATTGAATAGTCCGATTGGGTTTTCGTTTACTTTTCAGGGAACCGGAACGCTTACATTAAATAACGCGTAATGGACGTACTTAAATCCGCCAAGTCTCACTTCAAGGAAAGACTTGGCGAGGAACTTAAATGCTTAACGGTTCCCGAATGGAATAATGCGAAAATTTATTATCGCCCTGCGATCAAGTTATCTCAAAGAGCGATAGTCATGAAGCATATCCAGCGCGATGAATGGGACAAGTGCATCGCCTGGGGAATGATATTTCGTTGTCGGGACGAAAACGGAAAGCCCTTATTTAATCGCGGTCATTTAGACCAAATCATTGATGAATTCGATCCTGATGTATGTCAGCGGATCATTGAAGAAATGAACGCGAACGATCCAACGCAGGACGAGATCAAGGGAAACTAGAACGCGATCCTGATCTATACGCGTGTTTTCAACTCGCGGAAATTTTGCATAAAACCGTTGAGGAAATTATGCAAATCAGCGAGGACGAATTAAAGGGATGGATCGCATATTTTGAATTAAAGGAAAAACGTGCCAAGCACAACCGTTGAAATTTTAGGACGCGATAAAACGAAGAAAGCGTTTTCGTCGGTATCAAAATCGATGGATCGCTTAAAGTCGTCAATGGGCAGTCTTAAAGGCGCGGTTGCGGGTTTGATCGGTGGCGCGGGTTTGGGCGCGTTAGCGTTAGATTTACGCAACACCGCTGACCAAATCGGGAAAGTTTCAGCGCGTTTAGGCGTCGGATCTGCGGATCTTCAAAAATTCCAATTTGCCGCAATGAAAAGCGGGATGGATGTTCGTCAATTTAACATCGCGCTTCAGCGTTTTACTCGACGAACTTCCGAAGCATTTATCGGGACAGGCGAAGCAAAAGACGCAATCGCGGAATTCGGCATTCAATTAAGAGATTCAAATGGACAGTTAAGAAGCAATTCGGATTTATTGCTTGAAGTCGCGACCATCATGGCAAGCGATTTGACACCTCAAGCCGACAAAGTTCGTTTAGCGTTTAAGTTATTCGATTCCGAAGGTGTTAAAATGCTTAATATGCTTCAGCTTGGACCTGAAGCAATAAAGGGAATGGGGCGCGAGCTTGAAGCATTAGGCGGAGTAATAAACGATGAAACCATAGTCGCATCAGAACAATTAGGCGACCGCTGGGATATGATCATGGCAAAGGTAAAAAACGCCTTTGCTCCCGCAATTATTGGCGCAAACAAATTGCTCGGAGTCTTTACCCAAGAAGCTGAAATGGCGGGTATGACTTCTGAACAATTGGAAAAGCATATTACAGGAGTAAGAGACTCATTAATCAAAAAAAAGAAGGCACTCGACGAAAACGATGTTGGTTTAAAAAATCTTTTTTTAGCCGCACGAATGAGCGCGGGGCAAATTGAAAATGAAAAAAAGAAAATAGACGAATCCATTGCTTCAATGAATGAGCAATTAGATGCAATGAAAAAAGTTAAACAATGGCGCGAAAAACAAGTCGAAGCGACATTGGCCCAAATTAAAGCGACGCAAGAAGAAAACGAATTAAGACAGCAATCTAATAACGATATACTTTTGCAAAATGATTTATTAGCAGTCCAACTTCAAATGTATTCGGAAGGGTTGCTAATGATGGAAGAAAGCGCACAAAAACAAAGAGAAATAAACGAAAAAAAAATAATCGATTTCCATAGGGAGATTGACGAATTTGAGCGGATGGAAACTGCAAAACAACAAATGCAGGAAGCAACCGCAAAAGCAACAATCTCGACTATGGCATCAATGGCAAGCGCTGTTAAGGACGAAGGCGTTGAACTTTTTCGATTTTGGCAAGCCGCGGCGGTTGCTAATACTTGGATGTCAACTTATGAAGCGGCAATGAAAGCCTATTCGCAACTTGGAATATTTGGAGCGCCAGCCGCCGCCGCCATTGCGATATTGGGAGCCGCACAAATTGGTAAAATCCTTTCGACAAAACCGCCTGGAAAACAAGCGGGTGGCGATGTTCGTCCTGGCGAGACTTACCTCGTGGGAGAAAAAGGTCCGGAGTTGCTAACGATGGGGCAATACGGCGGGAACGTAACGCCTAACCGTAACGTCGGACAAGGCGTGATTATTAACATCTACGACGGGACGGGGCGCAAAATCGATCAGGCGATGTCCGATTTACGCGTCGAAGTCGTTGAACGCGCTCAACAATTTGGCGAATTCGCGGCCTTAGAATCTAGACAATATACGCAAAATGCCTTCGCTTGAAGTTGAGATCGAAATGGTTACGCCAACGAATAGCGATCCCGCTGGAACGAATGCAAAATTCTACGTTTCAGATCATTCGCATATCGGCGCGAACGGGCAATATTATCACGGGTTTATCCAGAAGGCGCCTAATCTAAAGCTTCAAGATTCGGGATCGGGTCAAATCGAAATGAGTGGCGCGTCCATTGTTTTATCAAACGAACCGAACAACGCGGATCATCCATTTGGACAATCGAACTACACAAAAATTTTAAGCGATACGGGTCCATATTATATAGGGATTAAATATCAAACCAAATATAACTTGTTTGAGGGGCAATTATTTATCCAGGCGATTGATTCTCAATCGGTCCGGTGCAGTTTAAAAAGCATACGACCGACCGATTCGGGACCGTTATGGAATACTGAAGAAGAGGGTATATCGGGGACACAAAGCGACCTTGTTACAGGTTTTATGTGGGGTGATGTTGTCGATTGGAAAGTGGAACGCGACAATTCTGACGTAGGCGCATGGGATGCAATAAGCGGATCAGCGGTTCAAGCGGCTTTATATTTTTACAATTCGGTCGATAGCGTTACGCCTTCAATCAAGGTTAATTCAAACGCTTCAACGTGGGCATCAACCGGGTCGGTTCGTTATAGTGCAAGAGCTTCATCAGATGGGAGTTCTGACGGTGAACTTGGCGCTTATCAATCTACAAATAACTACGCTGACGGAACTCAATATACTTTTAGTGGAACGGGAGTAAAAAATCGATTTCTGACAAATCATACAAACCGTTCGACCGCAGGACGCACCATTGCAGAATTTGCAGAAACTATGGCATACATAACTAGCCCTGCAGACACTCATGTCCTGCGACTAACAAACGATAAATTTTATATTTTAGAAACCGAGACTATTGACACAAACAAAGCACCATCGCCACCGAATCTATCATTTGTTTGGAACAAGGGGATTATATCAACTCTTGAAGCGTTGCGCTTGGTCTGCTTTGCAACAAATTATCAATTTTTTATTCTTCCATCGCAGACAAACGGAAATCGAACTTTATTTTTAATTGATAAAGCAAACGCTCCATCATCGAGTTCAGCGTTTTATAATACGGTATCGGAAAATGATATTCTCAGTTTAATTATTCGAGGTCCGGAAGAAATCAAAACGATTATAGGACAATATGAATATTACCGCTGGCAAGGGACCGAGTTGATTGAACAAGGGGGAAGGGTGGGTGTTAATCTTGGATCAACTGGCAAGGAAGTTACTTTTGAAGCTCTCATTTCTAATCAATCTCAAAGCTCAAATTTAACAACCGTTTTAAACGCAATGAAGGCGTTTTATGAAAAGCCAACTCTAAGCGTTGAAATCAACGATCTACACGACGAATGGCGACCAGGGGATCGCGTTGTTTTCAACCGACGCGATGAATTCGTAAACGTGGACATGATTATCCGATCAATCGAGTGGAACCTTAACGATCTTACGACAACCATCGAAGGCGACGCGACACTAACTCCATACGTTCAAGAATGAAGATATTACACGACGACAAAATCAGCGCGATTTCCGTTTCATCAGGCGCTCAGTTTTCTTCGAGTTTTGCGGTTTCAAATGTCCAAAACGATATCCCGCAAAATGTATTTATGGCAAACTCGGCAAGTGCGACTATTTCTGCGACCATAAGCGCGGGCGTTCAAGCGGTTTTCGTTTCGGGATTAATGGCAGATAATGCAGTTATCGAAATCACCGATTCTGATAACTCGCTGACATATAGCGAGGTTTTAAATACAACGAAATTTTCATCGCTTAAAATACTTGGACGCAATAACGATAATCAAATACCTTGCTCGCTCGATCCGTTCACGATTTCGGGGTTCACCGGTACGGTTTTAACGTCGCCGCTGACTAGCGACACGACCTTAAGCGATCCATTAACGGGTGCGCCAAATACGCTTGAGCTTCGTGCAAATTTAACGCTCGGCGATGGTGGCGAGGAGGAAGTGATTCTTGAGCTAGGTTTAGGTTCATCAGAAAGTTCGATTCAAAACAATTTCGACGGGTCCGCTTTAGGCGCGGGAACAGTCAAGATCGTTCTTGAATCTCAAGATGATTTGAAAGACTCGCCCATCGAAGGAAACGCGATTGCGAAATGGAACCAATCATCAGGCGCGACTGGACGCTTTGACGATTCATCAGACGAGGTTGTGAATTGCGTAAGTTTTGGGAACGTCCGAGTCGGATCGATTGTCACGATTGGCGGGGTCGATTATCAAGTCACGAAAATCGTCGGACAAGGTACGGGAGCCGCGGACGTTACGCTTTCGGGAACGGTTACGGATGGAGCGATTACCGCAATTAAGAATCCGGTACGCGTGGGAATTGTTCGCGCATCCGCTTGCATCAGCCTGGAAAATCCACAAATAGGATTTTCCAAGGCATTAAAGGATTTTTCAATTCGCAAACCGCTTATCAATGGCGGATATCGTCAAACGCCGAAAAACGTAGCGAAACAATTTACCATCGACGCGGTTTTGCCAATCGCGCAAGCAAATAATCTTTTCGACTTTTATTACGCTTATCGCTCGAAACCGTTTCCGATTGCCGCGCTCCAAGGGATGCCGAGCGCACAAAGCGAAGCGCAAGAATACAGCGGGTTTTGTTATTTATTAGACGCGCCAGAAATGCAAAGCGCAACCATAGACGGGTCTTACCAAAATGTAAATTTTAAAGTATGCGAGGTGATATAAATGGCTGATCGAATAATAAAAGGCGATAGCGGTAACGATACTGTGATTCAGAATAATTCGGGATCGCGAAAAATCGAGGTTACAAATTCGGGAGACGTTGAAATCACCGGAGACGTAAAAACTACAACCGTAAAAGCGACGAATCTAAAAGCGAATGACGGAACCGCATCATTAGAAGTTGCAGATTCAACAGGCGATATCGGCTTTTCGGGAAATACCGATTTAAAAATTAAATTACCTTCAGCGGGGGGAATTTATGAATCAGACGGGTCAACGCCTGTTATAACTGAAACAAGCGGTGTCGTTTCAATAGATAATTCAGTTATTGGTTCAGTCCCTGCTGGCATGTTAGGACCTTTTGCAAATAATTCAATTCCATCAGGTTGGTTAGCTTGTGATGGGTCTGCTGTCAGTCGATCAACCTATTCGGTTTTATATGCTGTTATTGGGACAACGTGGGGAAGCGGAGATGGATCATCAACTTTTAATTTACCAGATTTAGAAGGTGCATTTTTAAGAGGCACTGGTTCACACGGCACAAGTAACATGGCTGATGGTAATGACTTTGCTGGGCCTTCAGTAGGTTCCTATGAGAATGATCAATTTCAAAATCATGGTCACCAAATAAGAAGAGCGATTGCAACGTCAACTGATGTCCAGCTTGGTCTTGTAGAATCAGGAACTAGCGGTGATTCATCAACTTTATGGACAAGCGATACTGGGAGCGGATCCAATGCGCCAAGCACAATAAATGCTTATAACGCAACAACAAACTCTTATGGAACTCCAAGAACAGGCGATGAAACAAGACCATTCAACGCTGGAGTTAAATACTGCATAAAATACTAAGGAAAAAATGATTGCTTATAACAAAGACAATGCATCACCAAGACAAAGACAAAAAGATCCTTTAGGTGATGGTTATTTAATGCCAGGAAATTGCACTGAGGTAGAACCTCCAGAATTTGATTCTAAAACGCATACTTGTAAATTTGATGGTTCGAAATGGGTCACAACTAAAATTCCAGATCCTCCAAAAAAAGAAGAGCCAAAACCTTATGTAGAAACCTACAAAGATAAGCGATTAAAAGAGTATGGATCTGCACAAGAACAAATAGAATTTATAACAGAAAACGGTCTTGAAGCATGGCAGATAAAGGTCGCTTCAATAAAAGAAAAATATCCAAAACCTAGCGAGTAATGGATCACCATTTACCAGCGCAAACCGATTTAACCGATATCCCAAATCGATTTGCAGACGTTTTATTAACTCAAGCAAGTTTGCTTGAGATGGTATTGTGCGGAATGTTGGTCGCGCTAGGCTGGTATATCCATTACGAAGGAAAATCTGCGAAAGGCGAACGCAAATTAAATCAGGAAAAATTTGAATCACTTATTATAAGAACGCAAGACTCGACCATAAAAATGGCATCCGATATATCAAACGTGTCGGCGCGTCTTGATAACATTGAACGCGAATTGGAATCTCAAAAAGATTTCATTTTTGCAAATTTAAGGACGAAATGATCGCAACACTCGCTCCCGTAATCGCGGGAACCGTCAAAACCATGGCGCTTTCTTTTTTGAGCGAAAAACTACTAATCAAGGTAGTTTTTTTGCTCCTCGAAAAACTCGTCAAATCGACTAATAACGACCTCGACGATAAGATACTCGCCGAATACGAAAAGTCGATGACGGGGAAACTGTGATTGGTCGCGCTTATATTACGAAGAACATTTATCGCTACGGCGGGGGCGCTGATGATTGACATGATCACGCCTAACTTTTCACGCGCCGAAATGCAATGTAAGTGCGGTTGCGGTCTTTCGCACATGGACGACGAGTTCATGCGAATGCTTCAGCTTCTACGCGACAAACTCGGACCGCTCCCGATAACGTCTGGCGTAAGATGCGAAAAGCATAACCATTCGTCTGGCGGATATCCGAAAAGCGCTCATCTTCAATCAAAGGCCGCAGATATTCGAATCTACGGACCGCGAGCGCTTGCCTTAGTCGAGGAAGCGCGTCGGATCGGATTCTCCGGAGTCGGGATCTCCCAGAAAGGCGATCACGCCAAACGCTTTATCCATCTTGATACGCTTCCACGCGCCGCGATCTGGTCTTATTAAAGATCAATGATTTCAGTCTTTTAAATAATAAATTAAAATATTTGTTGACAGCATGAACGGTTATCTGTATCTTTAGCCGTAAATGCGATTTACGCATTTGCAAACAATCAACAACCGAAACGAGAGGGTCAAATGAGTAATACATATCAAGCGGGTTTAAAATTTGAGCGCATAACCGCGGGGGTTTATCGCGTTATTAATATAAATGGTCGAATCGTGGCGAACATCTCACGGGGAGGTGGTTATTTATGCACGATATGGAAATTAATAACGGTTGAACACGAACCTCAAGAAAGAGTTTTCTTTAAATTGTCACAAGCAAAAAGCGCAATCAAAAATACTGATTTTCAGACTTTGCATTTAGCCGAAGCATAACAAACCGCGCCCACGCTGGGCGCCCACCACGTTTTTTTCATGGACGAGAACCAAGCGCCATTGACGGCGCAAACCTCAAAAGATCTGTTTAGCGACTCCAACGCGGAGATCCTGAACACGACTCAAGCCGCGAGTATCTGCGGCGTTTCATATCACAAATTTTTGCGCGAGTTCGGAGAGATTCCTTACACGTTCGTCTATCCAGGCGGACCGCGAATCTATTACCGAAGCGAGGTTCGCGCTTTCATCGAGGGCAAGAATAAATGAGAGACGATGTCGCAAAGCGCTTTGACGCGTGGATCGATCCGGTTGGATGCGATACCAATTACAAGGGATCGCATCCCGACCTCGATATCTATCCGCGCCCCGATCCCGACATCGCATGGAAACGCTTTTGCGAGCAATGGGAGAAATGGTGCCGATTGCAACCGTTGACGTTAGGAAAATGAATGGAGCAACTCGAACTCATATCGATTTGTTCAGCGGAATCGGAGGATTCGCCCTCGCGTGTCGATGGGCAGGAATCGAAACCATCGCATTCTGCGAAATCGAAAAATACGCCCAGCGAGTCCTCAGAAAAAACTTCCCAGGAATTCGGATATTCGAAGACATTCGGCAATTTCCAGCAACTGAATTTCGCGAGCCTTTCCTGCTTACCGGAGGATACCCGTGCCAGCCTTTCAGCCAAGCCGGGAAGCGCCGAGGCGAGGAAGATGACCGCCACCTCTGGCCTTCGATGTTTGGAATTATCCGAACATCAAGGCCGAATTGGATACTCGCTGAAAATGTTGCTGGACACGTTACGCTGGGCCTCGACCAAGTGCTTGCTGACTTGGAAAGCGAAGGCTACGCCGTCCAACCGATTATTGTTCCAGCTTGCGCCGTGGACGCCCCGCACCGACGAGATCGAGTCTGGATTTTGGGCAACTCCAAGAAGCGGAGCGGCAATGAGCGGAGCCGCGGATGTAATGAAAACCGCGAATTACAAATTTCCGAACTTGGAAACGCAAGTCGCGAGATCGCTTTTACCAACTCCGAATACAAGCGACGCGAACAATCGGGGAAAACGAATAAATCAAAATGGACATCAATTGACTTTGCAAGATTGCATAGGTGGAGCGCTGAACCCAACGTGGGTCGAGTGGCTCATGGGATACCCCGAAGGGTGGACCGATTGCGAGGACTCGGAAACGCAATCGTCCCGCAAGTCGCCTACGAAATCATCAAAGCAATGATCGAAGCCGATGAAAGCGCATAACCGACCATTCAGGCGCGTTCCTGGCGCAATGTCCAAAACCGAGGAACGCTTCGCGGAACTCTTAAACGAGTACCAGCGCGATAAACAGATCGTCTCTTATAGCTTCGAACCCGTGACGTTCAAACTCGCTGAAGGCGTTCGTTATACGCCCGATTTTATGGCGGTCTTCGCAGATCCTACGAGGGGCGTTGCGTTTTACGAGATAAAGGCGTCGGAGTTTCACGCAAGCGGGAAATCGAATCAGATGAACTCGCTAACAAAACTTAAAGTTTGTGCGCGGACGTTTCCGCAATTTTATTTTTTTAAATGTTATCCGCGAGCCAAGCGAGAGGGCGGGTCGTGGATAATCGAACCTATTAAAAATTAACGCTTTCCCGTGCAAATTCTCCGGCTCTCCTCTCGGCGCGATCCTCAGTACGCGCAAAAAAAAGGAGTTTATCGGTCTAGGTTCTAGCATTCGAACCAGCGTCTAACATTGCGCAAGGACTGACGCGGGAAAGCATCACAAAAGGAGTGTTTTTATGAATGCAAGAGAGAAAATGAGCTTCCTTTATGGACTGTATCTCGCCCATGACCGGAGCGAAAACCATACGGAAAAATTTATGACCAGTTTTGAATTAATGGTCAAAGCCGAGTTTCCAGAATGGAACTTTTCAGAGGAGGAAGATGAATCAGAAAATTAACGCAATCGCAAACGAACGGAAAAAGCAATGGAACAAACGCAAAAAACTAATCCGCAAAATATGTCTAATGTCGAATTTCTTAACTCAATTAGTGAAGAAAAAATCGGTTTCTTTCCTAAAGTCGAAGCGACCCAATCGCAAGGCGCTTACCTTAAAGTTTCAGCAATCGGATCAGCGTATCCTAATCCGCTTAAAATCCGAATCCTCGGCGCGTTTATTGACGATTCGATGATTGAGGGTTGGCGAGCTTTTAACACAAGCGGAATGCCTATGCGAAAGAAAACTAAAGACGAAATTGACTTAAGTCAACTCGGAAAAAATAACTTCGGACAAGACGAAAAGCCCATCAAATTCTGGGCTTTTCCGGTCTTTGTCTACGATGAAAGTAACGTTCAAATTTGCGAGATTCATCAGGTCGGATTAATGCGCGAATTGGAGCGATTAGGAAACGATAGAAACTGGGGCGATCCGCGCCAATACGATATCTCGATTATGAGAACCGGATCGGGAAATCGAACCGCTTATCAGGTCACGCCTTCTCAACAACAATTCCCGCAAGATCACGTTGACGCGGTGGGAAAAGCGATCAATCAAATCGATTTACAGAAATTATTCGTGAATGAGGACCCGTTTCTGACTTCACCGAATGACGCGTAATCGCTTTATTTGCAACGCCTAAACGCATAACGAGACATGAAACACGAAAACGAAAACGTTGCACTCTCTAGTGGGGGAGAGATGAAAACCCCTAAAGGGGTTTTCTCTCCCCCATCTAGAGAGTACGCAAATTCGCAATCGCGAACCGATGCCGCGAAAGCGACTTTAAGCGCTCTCAAAAAACGAATTCGCTTTACGCCTGAAGTCGAAAAACCGAAAGACGAACTGCGCCGATGCGCTGACGGGAACATCCGAGGCACGTTGAACGGGATTGAAACTGAAGTGTTTCAATCCAAGTCAACGCGTCCAGGCGCGATCCCTGGCGTTAAATATGATTTTGTGCGATTTAAAAATCATCCGTCGTTTGACGAATACGGAAACTATATCGGGAAAAATAAAATAATAGGCGAGTAATGAATAAAAATTATAAAGCAAAAAGGAATCGAGAGATTTTATTAAATTATGAAGCGGGTCAAACTTACAAAGAGTTGGCGTGGGTTTATCAAATATCGTCAACACGAATAAGACAGATAGTTAATAAAGAAAAAAGATTAAGAAATAATAAATGAACGAATCAAGATTAACTCGTTTAAGCGATGCAGGGAAAGATCGTTGGAGCAAGAAGCGCGGTTTGTATCGTTGCACTTGCGGAACGGAAAAAGTAATTGACGACCATTCGGTGCGAACTGGCAAAACGAAATCGTGCGGATGCTTAAACCGTGAAAGCTTGCGAGATCGTGCAAAGATGCGCCAAAGACAAATAGCTGGCGGACTCGCGATCAAAGGGCGACCTGGATCGTGCAAAGGATTAATCCGCATTTACGAATTCGAATCGAAATACTCGAAACCGCGAGGTCGTAATCTTTGGGTTACGCTCGAAGAACTCGCGAAAATCTATCATAGAGTTCTACCCGATCCATTCGAGGAACCGGAACGCTTTGAGCAAGTGCGACCCTACAAGAAAAAGCGATATAACGGGAATCGATTCGTCAAGATGCGCAAATAAGTACGCACCCCCCGCATAAAATTGCGCATGTGCGAACTAGGCGCGCAGAATGGCGCACATATCACGCGCCATTTCACGCGCCAAAATAAGCGTTGCGGGATTATGTTGTGCGAGCTTTGTCTGCGCTTTTCTCGCACATTTCCCCTTAGTCCTGCGACGCTTTTTCACGCGTCACGAAATTACGCGTGATCGTCACGAAATTACACTAATCCACAAATCTGCAAACGCGTTTGTACTAATATTTGACACGATTTGATGCTTAGCAGAAAATTACGATAACTCGTAATTTACCCGATTCGCATGGATGCAAATCGATATACGTTCCGATCTCAAAGAGCTTACCAAATCGCTGAACCGCATCCAGCGAAAGCAAATCCCCTTCGCAACTTCTAAAGCGCTGAATAACGTCGCATTTGACGTTCGTAAGTCACTCCAAGATGGACTTGATGTTCATCTTGATCGGCCCACGCCTTACACAAAACGCGGAGTCCAGGTCGAAAAATCTACCAAGAAAAATCTAGTCGCGAAGGTCGGATTCAGATCGCGAACATTCGGGAAAGGTCAAGGCACAATTACGCAAGCCGAATACATGAAACGCCAGATTAAAGGCGGAACACGCACGCCGAAAGGTAACGCGATTCCTGTACCAATCGTCAAGAATTTGAAACTGAATAAATACGGCGCGCTCACAAGAAATAAAGTCAAGAACGCGTTAGGAAACGAGGACAAATTCTTTAGCGGTAAACCTAAAGGCGCAAAGGGTAAGGGTAGTGGCGAGGGAATATGGGAACGCTATGGTGGTAAGCGTAATCCGAAAATCAAAATGATTATCTCATGGAATAATCATACCGATTATCAAGCGCGTTACCCGTTCAAAAACATTGCTATGCGAAGCGTGCGGAATAATTTTAGAAAACGATTCGATAATGCCTTACAGCAAGCGCTTTCTACGGCGCGGTAACGCGGGTCCTTCTAAAGAAAAAGCCCGAGCTTTTCCTCTCC